ATTGGTTGGAAGAACTTGGAATAAATGGTATGGTGAATACATGACACCCGAAGAATTGGAAGAAAAGCAAAAACAACAAGAGATACGGGATGAAGAGCTTAAACAAAAATCAATTGAAAGATTGAAAGCAGAAAAAATCGCAGAACCCCCCGTTCAACCGGAACCTCCCAAACGCATGGAAGCAACGCTGAACAATAAATCAGGACACGAATGGTTTAATGGAACATCTTGGGGATTGAAATGATAACAAATATCAGAATTCTAAACGGGTTCGCCACGGATCTTCCCAATTTTCACAAGGGAATTGAATTCCAATTCTCGGAAGGGCTTAATATATTTTCTGGCTCCAATGGTTGTGGAAAAACATCCATTTTAAAAATGATCAAAGCTTATTGCGGTATTCCCAATGGATATGCAGGATGGTCTAGGATTTCTTCGGAACTTGCTCTGGGAGCGCAACAGAGAAGTCATTTTCCCTATGTATATCGTGCATATTCTCCCGGTCAATCCGATTGTATTGTGGGTTGGGATGGAACTCCCACCTTCTATAATGAGGGAGATGTAAAGATTGATCAATGGGGATGGTTCACACACAAAGATATTTCATCAGAAGATGGTATGACCACGGAAGCGGAACACATGGATGCGATGATTGAGAAACCATCATCCGGTCAATATCGCTTGAAAAAGCTCAATAAGTTATTCAACATGCTCAAGAGTCCTCCTGATCTCACCAAGTATGTTTCTTCCCATCCCGCACAAATTGGGGAATCCGATTACATCCGTTCCCTACCGCGCACGGGCAGGGTGACATTGCTTCTGGATGAGCCAGAGCGAGCATTATCATTACCCAAGCAGATGGAACTCTTTGCTCTTCTGAAAAAGATGTCCAAGGAATACCAGATCATTGTGGCAACCCATTCTCCCTTTGTTTGCCTCATGGATTTGGATGCAAAAATCTATGATATTGAGACTGGATATAGTGATGAATGCAAGAATATCATTGAAAATTTGGTAAATAATAATAAATAATAATATGAGCGGGTTTTTTAAAGAAAAATACGGGGGTTCTGCTGGTGCGATTTTAGATGCTTGGGGTCAGGATCGAATCAATGCGGAGATTGGAAGTATCTATGAACAACATGTCTTTGGTGCCAAGAGCATTAACATGGACGAACTTTTAAATGAATTTCATGGGCAAAAAACGGGCGGTGCTGTGAGGTATTCGGCTGATATGAAGACTGCTCCCAAGGGGGGCTTACTGGAAGGATAAAATTATGAGTGTGAGAGTATTTAATGATATAATGGAAGCATATACGGCGGCTCAAATTGAAAAATTCGATGAAAAGCATCAATGGAAAATGGAACATGTTGTGGATGAAAAGACCAAACGTTTTAAAGAATCCACCGATGCACACATTAATAATTTTCACTGGATGAGTAAGGATTTTGATAATCAAACGGACACCAATATGGGATACAATATTGATGAATTGCGTAATGAATCTTATAAAACATTTAAGAGATTAAATTGGTAATAATATTATGAAAAATAAAACATATGAGAGTGAACATCTTCGTCCAATGACGGATGAGGAAAAAGAAGAAGCCACTAAAATTGCTGGACATCTGGCAACACATTATCTAAACGCTGTATGGGATATGTCTAAAGGAAGACGAGGATTCCCATCTGAAGATGTGCCAAACATTCAAGAGAAATATAAACAAGTCAAACATCAAGTTGTGAAAGCTTATGAGAAATCTCTGAATGAAAAGGTTCTTAAATTCTTCATGCTGAAGCGTAAGAAGAAAGGGGAAAAGATTTCCATTGATGATGTTGTAAGCATTATCAAATATAAGCTAGTATCCAAACCAAAGAGGAAATTGGCTTGTTTCATGTGGGATAAAGAATATAATATTTATCCTTTGGTTAGACGATAAACTATACCTTGAGAATTTGAGTAATATGTTTTAATATTTGGGAACGCACAATATCCGTGATATCAAATTCCGTGCAATGGATATCATTTTTCCTTGAGAATTCGGTGTTAAATGCATCAAACACTTGACGGAACCCAGAATCTTTGATATCCGTTTGATTAGTATCACCTAAAATAAAATATTTGGAATGTCTTCCAAATCTGGTGAGAATGGTTGTCAATTCTCCTCTTGTGGTATTTTGTCCTTCATCAACAATCACCGCACAACGATGGAATGTTAATCCACGCACAAAATTTACGGGAATTGCTTTAACATATTCCTGTTCCAATAGATGAGCAATATCTGCTTTGTTGAGAATTTCATTCAGCTTATCCATCATGGGCATCATATAGGGCATGAATTTTTCGTTTTCATCACCTTTCAAATAACCGATGGATCGTGAAGAACTCTCAACCACTGAACGGATATAGATGATCTTATCAACATGTCCAGTTTTCAGTAATTCCAGTGCTGAAAACACTGCAAGGTGCGTCTTGGCACTACCCGCTGGTCCGTCCACAAACACCATATTGGTTTTGGGATTTTGACTCAAGAAATAAAATTTCTGTTGATTGTCTGTCATGGGGAAGTTATTTTTTAGAACCAAATTCGAACAATCAAATTGTTTTTTGATGTGTTCAGAAAACTCTTCTGTGACATCCCGTTCCTTCCTCTTGCGAGGTGCTTTTTTAGTAGCCATGTATTATTACTTAACCAAAATCGCTTGCAATTTGATAATCACCTGTTAAGTTTAATCATTATGAGAATTGCAATTGTTGGCACTGCTGGACAAGGAAAAACTACATTAGTAAAACACTTTCTAAAGAAGTGGAATATGTATAAAACACCTGTGAAAACATACAGGGATATTATTGAAGAAAACAATCTTTCCCATTCATCTTCCACGACAGCAGAGACTCAACTACTCATTTTGGATTTCATGACCCAAACATTGGAAGAACATAAGGATGAGAAGCACATTATACATGATCGCTGTCCCCTAGATAATCTTGCGTATTCTCTTCATGCTGCTGAAAAAGATTTAATTTCCGAAGAAGTTCTTGGTATCATCGTGGATATCGTTCGCCGCTCCCTGAAAAATTTGGACATTATCTTCTGGTTGAAATACGACCCCGCTATCAAGATTGTTGATGATGGGACACGTGACACCAACCTCAATTACATTCGGGAGATTGATGACATCTTCGCAGGACTTTATGAGCAATATTCCGATCATTTGGGAAATACACCTTTCTTTATTGCGGAGGATTGTCCCGCCATCATCCCCGTTGACATGACAAATTTAGATGATAGGATTGCGTGGATTGGAGAGTTCATTGATCAGAAAGGTAATCTGGTTGAGACGGGAGAAAGCGTTCTTGATCCAAAGAATCTGGAAACGATGGAACAAATGCTAAAAGATCAAGGACTTTGGATTGAGAAGGACACACAATACAAGAATCTTACGGATCAAATTAAGAATTTTAAGATATGAATGAAAAAATCGGGTTGGGTATTATCACCAAAGATCGTCCACAATTTCTAAAAAAATTGTTGGATAGTATTGATGGGTGTAATTGGTTAGATTTGATCATCATCAATGATGGTGATCCGTTTGAATGCTCCGGATATAATTATTATATCCATACAAACGAAACAAATTTAGGAGTTGCAGCATCCAAAAATAAGGCAATGAAACATTTATTGGACATTGGATGTGATCACATCTTCCTCATTGAAGACGATATGCTCATCAAGAACACCAATATTTTTCAAGCATACATTGACGCTTCCAAGAAGAGTGGCATCCAACACTTGATGTTCGGATACCACGGACCAGCCAACAAGAATGGTATCTCCCATGGTAAGCCATGTCCACGATTGGTAGTAGATTATGGGGATTTCTCCCTAGCTTTCAATCAGCATTGTGTGGGAGCGTTCTGTTACTATTCCCGCAAGTGTCTGGAAGATGTTGGTCTGATTGACGAGAAATTCCGAAATGCTTTTGATCATGTTTCCCACAGTTATGAACTCGCTTTAAAAGGTTATTCCACTCCTTATTGGTGGTGGGCTGATCTAGCCAATTCCTTGGATTACATTGAAGAGCAAGCTTGTTCAGAGGAAAATTCGTCCATCAAGACTCCTGAAACCATGCAGAAATGGCAGAGTAATATTAGGAGTTCCATGGATTATTTCAAGGAAAAATTTGGTATATTCCCATTTGGGAGTGATGGTGTTCCAGATACGAAGGAACAAGAGGTATTGACTTTTTTGAAAAGCGTGAGATAATTTTAATTATGGTGAAAGAAATTAAAACAATCAAAACAATCAAAGTTGATTATTGGTCACATCAAAAATTATCAGAAAAAATCATTTTAATGATTCAAAATAGTATAGATAAAAATGAGAGTGTTTATGAATTGAATTGTGTTCCGAATATGAAAAAACCCTATTTTTGGGAATTTTGGAAATGGGGTGCTTATCGAAAAGAATGTGATAGAATCATGGAATCGGTTCGGTCAATTTTTAACAATTTTAAATAATGAAAACAGACCTTAATAACATTGGCTTAATGATTCACTTCCGTAGGGATGTGGATGACCGTTTTCGCAATCTGGAAATGGTTGTGAAATTCTACAGAGAGAACTCTGACAATCTCCAAATCGCCATTTTGAATGACGACAAGGAATTGGATAAGGATTTCAAGAGACTCTGTAAGCAATACGATTGCAAGGGTCTTTTTATGGATAACCATGATGTCTATTGGAGAACCAAGGCATTCAATGAGATGTCCAAGATTCTGGATGTTGAATATCTAATTGCGGGAGATACTGATGTGATTGTTGATCCGAAATATATTCTAGAAGCAACGCAATTATTTAATAAAGATACTGGAATCGTGTATCCTTATAACGGGATGTTCATACATTTGAAGCAACCAATGTTTGAAATATTCGCCGTAGGTCAAGCCCTACTTGACCTATTGGACAAATCTCAAACATTGAAACCTATTCCTTATGACCAAGATGATAATTTTCTTGTTGCTCATCCCCAAAGCAAGGGAGGAATGGTGATGTTTTCCAAAGATGCTTTTATTAAATGTAATGGATACAACCCCAATTTTAAAGGGTGGGGTTATGAAGACGATGAAATTCTAGCTAGATTCCAAAAAATGGGTTGGGACATTATAAGAGTTGAGGATAAGGATGCAATCGCATGGCACTTACCACACGAGAATACTGTGAGGGAAAAGCATCAATACTATGACAATAATCGGAGACATTCTGATTATGTTTGTGGGGATACAAAGTGGGAGGATTTGGAACGATATATTTGGAGTTGGACATTATGAAAATTGATGATGAAGATATTGAAAAAATTACAGAAGATGCTTATAACGAATTTGGAAAATATTCCAGAGCTATTCGTGGTCAAACATTAACAATTCGTGATTCGCTTGAATATTGGGTGGTTTTATCAACTTTAAAATTTTTAGAACGAAATGAAACCTAGATTTTCCATATGTATTCCCGTTTGGGAACAGGGTGGGTTTGGTCTTCAGTATTTGAAAGACTTGATTCATTCAATTCAAATCCAAACATTTCAGGATTGGGAGATTGTGATTTCTGATCATAGTCAGAATTATGATATTTCCGACTATGTATTCACGATTTATAAACAAGATAGAGAGGGGGTAAAATATGTGCGGAATCTATCTGACTATGGGAACGGTGTGGCAAACTTAAACCAAGCTCTTCAGAGAGCGGAAGGTGAAATCGTCAAGATCATGTTCCAAGATGATTTTATGTTTGACCGAAGATGTTTGGAGAAATTCGATAAAGCATTTCAGAATGAAGAAACAAAATGGGCTGTTTGCGGATGTAATCATACGAGAGATGGTGTGAACTTTGAAAGGTTTATGGTTCCGTCTTGGAATGATAAATTATTGGAAGGTGTGAACACAATTAGCTCCCCATCTGTTCTAGCATTTAGAAATGAAAATATTGAATTGTTTGATGAGAACTTGACAATGCTCATGGATGTGGCATACTACTACCGATTGGGGGAACGATACGGATTACCCACGGTGATTGAAGATTGCTTGGTTACTAATCGTTGCCATGAGAATCAAATTAGTAATAAGTATTCGGGAAATTTAGGGGAAGAGATAAAATATTGTAAGGAAAACTATGAAAAATAATGTAATAGAAGCTAAAGATGTGAAATTAACAGGTTCTTTTAAGAATTACGAAGTTCTATCAAGAGAAGATTGGTGGAATTTGAGATGTGATAATGATGAAAGTGTCAATTATACCAATTTAAAATATAAATGTATGTTGGATTATTGGTATGATTCAACTGACAATATTAATTATGAATTGATGATTCTTGATAAGAATATTTACAGCGAGAATGATTGGGATGAATATATTGAAATACATGGAGATGGGCTTACTCTGGAAGAAGTTGAGAAGAGTTTGGAACAACAATATGAAGATTATTTAAATGGGGTTGGAGAATTTGCTTCACAAGAACCTGAGATTACAATACCAGAATTGGCTTTTTTAAAATTCCAAAAAGGGGTAGAAAATAATATGTTTAAAATTTCTCGTTCATTCTACGAAAAAGCACTGGAAAATCTTCAAAATTTGATACTCAAAGATGAATATACTATCTTTATATATAAAAATTTTAATTGTGAATATTATAAGGTTACTGGATTTGAATATAATTCTTTAGATAAAGATAATATAAAACATAATTATTTTCCAGATATGGATAGTGATGGTGATTATCTAAAACAAGTGATGATCAGAGATAACATTGTATATTTTAATAGGCGCGGGTGTATATATGAAATGACTTTAGAAAGAGATGGAAAATTAAGAATCCAACCATTAAAACTTGATATTGAATATATTTTACGTTTTTCACAATTGGAAAAATCGTCAAAAGATGAAGTGTGTGATTTGTGGTTATCCCAATCAATGGATTTAAATATTAAGAATCCATTGAAAAAACATCAATATCTTGAAGCTCTATCGTTTTTAAAAGAATAAATGATTCTCACAGAGATATACAATGGTCAGGGGATGGGAAACCAGCTTGCTTGTTATGTGACAACGAGAGTGGTTGCCAAGGATTTGGGATATGATTTTGGGATCATGAATCCCCACAAGTTCAAATGTTTGGACTTCATGGATTTGGATTTTGGATTACCTGTTACGGGTGGTTCGGGGAGAGAAGGAGGACCACCTGATACGCTTCCCGATGGTATCCAATATTATTTTAAGGAGAGATATAACGTTCTCCCCAATGGTGCCAATGTAACGATTGACGATCCCAATCTATTGCAAATTCCCGACAACACGAAGATTGATGGCATCTTTCAATCGGAGAACCAAATCATTCACCGCAGGGATGAAATCAGACAATGGTTGAAGGTGAAACCGGAGAAGGATTGCTACGATTATTCCGATCCAAATATTTGTATCATCAATTATCGTGGTGGGGAATACGCCAGTGTTCGTGATTTCCATCTAAATGGGGAGTATTGGGAGTATGCGATTAAAAGAATGCAGACGATAAATATCAATTTCCGATTTGTAGTTATCACCGATGATGTTGAAAGGGCAAGCGCACAATTTCCAGATTTTGAAGTGAAGCATTTTGATATCAGCAAGGATTTCACGATTATCAAGAATGCTCACTATTTGATTCTGTCGAATTCCAGCTTTCCATATTTCGCCACTCTTCTGAGTGACACTGTGAAATATATATTGGCTCCGAAATATTGGGGTAGATACAATATCTCCGATGGTTATTGGGCATGTGGCTACAACATTTTCAGGGATCATGTATATATTGATAGGGAAGGATCATTGTTTGGATATGATGAATGTGTGAAAGAATTTGAAGAATATAAGAAACGAACAAAAATTTATGAGTAAAGTATATATGAAGCCTGATATAATAGCACCCTTTTTGGGAATGCATAGTATTACTAAATTAAACAGAGCAATTGATATTGATTATAAGTGTCTATTATTGGTTGAACCTCGCGAAAATACAATACACAATCTTCCAACTTTTAGATATCAATATGATACCATTATACTGATTAATGGTATGGAACCCCCCTTTCATAATAATATAAAAGATGACATAATAAAACATGCTGATTATATTGATCGTATTTACAGTTATGATGAGGATGTTTTAAAAAAATGTTCGAACAGTGAAGTATTTTGTTTTGGATCGTCTTGGATCGCGTTAAAAAGTGATGGTAGTCAGGCTGAGTCGTTATTAGATTTTGATGAAAATTTTTACAAGATACCAAGCAAAAAATATAAATGTTCTTTCATAAAATCTCAAGAAAATCGTTTAGATGGTCATAAATTAAGATGGGGAGTTGAAGAAGTTCTAAAAAATTCTAAAAATAATAATATTGAATTTCTATATCCAAAAACAAGAATAGACAGTAAAACTCCACTTTTTGTAGATTCAATGTTTCACATATGCATTGAAAGCTCCAATCATAATAATTATTTTACTGAAAAAATTATAGATTCTTTGATATCTAAAACGATTCCCATTTATTGGGGGTGTCCAAACATCAATGATTATTTTGACGGTGGTGGGATTTTAAATTTCCAAAATTTAGAAGAATTAAAAATTATAATTGATAATCTAACACCAGACATATATCATCAAAAAATTGAGAGTGTTGAAAACAATTATAAAATTGCTAAAGATAAATATGCTTTCTTTTGGGATAGAATAAATAATTACTTGATAAAATAAATTATTGTGATAAATTAGTATATGAGCGAAATAGACTTCCAAAGTCAAATAGGACAAGATAGATTCGTAGTTGATACGTTGAACAATAAAAGAAATGGAACTTTTTTAGATGTTGGTGCTTGTTTTTATAAACAAATTAGTAATACTTTCTATTTGGAAAAAAATCTTGGTTGGAGTGGTATTGCTATTGATATTGAAGATAAATATAGAAATGAATGGTTAGAAAACCGTGAAAACACCACATTTATATGTGGTGATGCGACTCAAATAGATTATAAAAAATTGTGCGACGACCATGACATGGGTAATGTCATTGATTATTTGAGTCTTGATTTGGAGCCACCGGATGTTACTTTTAATGCTTTGTTGAAAATTCTTGAATCTGGATTAAAATTTAGAGTTATAACTTTCGAAACAGATTTTTATCGGTATAAAGATACTTTAGAACCTAGTAGAAAAATTTTGAATGAACATGGTTACGAATTGGTTGTTTCGGGTATTCAAGATGATTTTTACGTGTCAAAAGAATATATCCAATCACTATGATATACGATATTTTTAGCTTTAATAATGAACTAGACATGCTGGAATTGAGATTGAATATTCTCGATCCCCACGTGGATAAATTCGTATTGGTGGAAGCAGATAAGACATTCAGCGGTGTTGATAAGCCTTTGTATTACGAAGAGAATAAGGAACGTTTTGAGAAATTCCACGATAAGATTATCCATTACAAGGTTCTAGATTCCCCCCAATCGTTTGATGATCCAAACTGTGATCAGGAGATTTTACAGATGGCACTCAACAGTGATAACGTGACAAGGGAGCATATCTGTTGGTTGATTGAATTCTATCAAAAGGAGTCAATCAAGAAGGCATTGGAATGGTTGGAAAATGATGATATTTGTGTGGTTTCTGATGTGGATGAGGTGTGGAATTGTTATTTATATGATAAATTTGTTTTTCAAGATTTAATAATTGATCATGGCGCATGTTTAAAACCTAAAATTAATAATTGTTATATTGAATATCTCAATGTGAGAACCAATGAGAACTGGACATTTTTCACTGGTCCGATTGTTTGTGAATACCACACAATACATTACGGTTGCTTAAATCATCTGCGAACGCAACGCAAGATGAATCATATCTATCATTTCTTGGAAGATGGGGGTTGGCATTTCAACGCTCTGGGCGGTGCTGACAAAAAGATTCAGGATTTTCAACATCCTGTGTATCACAAAGATTACATGGAAAGACGTAAGAATGGATGGAGGGTTGACGAAACGGGTCTTCCACAGCATATACTAGACAACAAAGAAGAATTAACGAAGAAAGGATTATTTTATGACGAGAACTGAAATTATTAATAGCTTGATTAACAAGCACGGATATGATGATTATCTGGAGATTGGGGTGAATACCCCATCACAACCGGGATGGAACTGGAATGGGTTAAATGTTAAAAGCAAAATAGGTGTCGATCCAAATGTGGATCATGAGGGGGTATTTAAAATGACTTCTGATGAATTTTTCGAGAAGATGACACAACATTACTATGATATCGTATTTGTGGATGGTCTTCATATTTTTGAGCAAGCTTATCGTGATATTATGAATTCCTTGAAATGGTTGTCCCCAAATGGGGCAATCGTTGTCCACGACTGTAACCCCGTTACAGAAATCACACAGCGCAGGGAACGTGCTTCAGATGCGTGGCATGGTGATGTCTGGAAGGCTATTGTGAAGCTTCGTATGGAGGAAATTGGACTCACTATTCATACAGTTGACGCTGACGAAGGATGTGCTATTATCCGTAGAGGTAGTCAAATTCTACTTCCCGTTTCTCCCAATGAAGACCCATACGATTATTCGTTTCTGGAAAGACGCAGAGTAGAAGCTTTGAATTTGATCAGCGTTGAAGAATTCAAAAGAATTTATTTATAATATGAAAATAATACATAAAAATTTTGTAGTCGTTAGTGATTACAATTGGCTACCCGATAATCTTGAGGATTCTTGGGTAGATAAATGGTGTGAGAATTATTTGATCTATGACCGATATCATCGGTTTCCCGAATCAGATAAGGTGAAACATCAGAAGAAT